CTCGGGCAGATAGGGGGCAGCAGTGATGGAAGCGACGTCCGTCGGGGGGACTGTGCACTTCGACGGCAAGTCCGTGACGATCCGTCGTGGGGGGCGCCTCGCCGTGTCCGTGTTCGGGCGCGGTGAGCACACCATTCCCGTCGGGCGGATCAGCTCGGTCGACTGGAAACCTGCAAGCCTCTTCAGCTCCGGGCACCTGCGGTTCGCCGTGCCGGGCAGCCAGGCATCCGCCGTGGCCACCCCCGTCAACCGCGACGAGAATGCCGTGCTGTTCAGCCGCAAGGATCAGCCCGCATTCGAGAAGCTCCGCGACCTCGTGCGGGACGCCCTCAGCCAGTGATCAGCTGAAGGGCTGCCATGACCGGGCCCGTCGAAGCGGTGAACGGTGACGCAAACGATCCGGGCTGGCCCTGCACCTCGTAGGTCGCCCCGGCAATCCTGACCTTGTCTGTTGCCCGCAGGTCGGTTCCGTAGGGCGCATACAGAGTCAGGCCTGTGATGACAGTGTCGCGGACCTGCTGTGCCTGGAGGATCTCGCTGCCGCCGCCCGCACCTTCTCTCGGGGCGATGCCGCACCCGGGGATGTCGGTCTCCGTCGGCGTTCCGGGCACGTCGTTGCCGTACTGGTCCCGCGTGGGCGGGCCGGGCCGGATGACGGTGACGGTCTCACCGTTCGGCAGGTTCCTCACTGCACACCTCCTCGACGGCCGTGCACCACGCCGCAAGGTCTGCGCCCGGATCCAGGGCTTTGGAGCGGGCCTTGGCCCGGCGGGATGCGGCACGGTATACGGCCGGGTCGTCGAGCACCTCGATTGCCTTCTGCCACACGTCCACGTTGTCGCGATCACAGAAGGTGCCCGCTGGGCCGAGGGATTCCGTGAGGCCTTCGGTGGGGTGTGCGATGACGGGGATACCGGAGGCCACCGCCTCCACGCCTACACGGCCCCACGATTCGTAGTCCGACGGCATCAGCAGGATCCGGGTGCGGGCATACACCTCATCCCGCATGGCACGGCCCGGGACGTGGTCCAGGACGGCGACGTTCGGCAGGTCGGGCGGCTGCTGCTCGCCGTATCCGCCGCGCACCGCCAGGAACTTGCGGTCCGGCATGCGTTCCGCGAGCTCGGCCAGAACCCCCGCCCCCTTGGTCATCGTGCAGTTGATCAGCGTGATGCAGTCGCCGGGACGTGTCTGGTACTCGGCAGCGTGTACGGGCGGCCGTACCGTCAGCCACCGGTCCGGCCCGCACGTGCGGCCCTCGAAGAAAGCCTCGGCCTCGGTGAGCATCCACTGCGAGTTGGCGACCGCGAGCGCCGTCGACCCCTCCCTCATCGGCTGCCATGTCAGGTCGAACGTGTTGTGGCACACCACGATCAAGGGGACGCCGTGGCCGCGAGCCAAGGCTGCCGCATACGGCACGCTCTCCAGATGACTGACCAGCGCATCCGCCCTGGCCGCCGCCAGAGCGAAATTCCCGCCGGACCCGTCCGGCATCACGTGAACACCGTCCACGTCATACGGCTCGCGGGTTTCCGCCCACTGCGACAGCCACACCGTCGCCCGGTGTCCGCGCCGCACGAGGGCGCGCAGCATCTCGTGGACCATCCACTCAGCGCCCGCATTGTGGTCCGGCGGATAGGCGTGCAGCCGCGCCACCACATTCAGCCCGGTCACCGGAACCTCACCATCGACATGGCCGTCTTACGCCGGTAGCCGGCCAGGGCCAGCGTCTTGCGGTCGTCGTCCGTCATGACCACGCCCGTGCCCACGCCGGACCCGTCCGTGCGGTAGCTGTACGGGCCGAGGGTCTCGCCCGTCACGCCGCCCGCCATCGTCGGCGCGGTCAGCGTCCGCAGCACCATGCGCGCCACAACGGCCACCACGTCGGGCGGGACAGTGCCGCCGTGGCTGTAGGTCACCCGATAGGTGCCCGGATAGGCCGCAATGTCTTCCTCGTACCAGCGTTCCGGCAGGTTGATCACCGGCGATTCCTGGCAGGTACGGATGATGTCCAGGCCGTCCCACTGCCAGCCGACGACCGGAAGGTCCGGGGCGCCGCCCGCGCCGACAGCGATCACGACCGTCACGTCGCGGACGGGGCGCTGGGGAAGCCGGATCTCGCCCTGCTGGGCGCGGACCACAATCGTGTCGTTGTCGGTCCGGGCGAACGTCTGCCCGGTATAGGAGCGCACCATCGCGGATGCGTCGTCCAGCAGGACGCTGGCCCGGTCGGCTTCCGCAGACAGGAGTGGCCGTCCGAGACGGGCCGCCAGGGCGGTCAGGTCAGCGAGGGCGTCCACGTGCAGCCACCCCCTCCACCGCCGTGCACCAGGCATCGAGTTGGGTCCGCGGGTCGAGTTCAGCAGCTCGCGCCGCTGCGGCCTTCGACGCCTCCGGATAGATTTTCGGCGAGTTGAGGCGCTTCACTGCGGCCTCCCACGCGTCCAGGTCGTCCCGGTCACAGAAGACCCCGGCGTCGCTGCACGACTCCAGTAGCCCCGGCGTGGGGTGCGCGACAACGGGGATGCCCGAGCACATGGCCTCCACGGCGACGCGCCCGTAGGACTCGTACACCGACGGCACCAGCAGCACTTTCGTCCGCCCGTACACCTGCTTGGCCATGTCGTGGCCCGGAGTGTGCTCGACTATTTCCACGTTCGGAAGGTCGTCGCGGACGATCTGCTGCCCATAGCCGCCGACCACACCCAGAAATTTGCGGCGCGGCATCCGCTCGGCGAGTCCGTAGAAGACCTTGGCGCCCTTCTCTTCCGTCAGGTTGATCAGGGTGACGCAGCTTCCCGGCGTGGCCCGGTAATCGTCGACGTACACCGGGGGCCGGACCACCATGCCGGGAGGCATCGGCCGGTCGCCCCGGTCCGCCTCCCACCACGCCTCCACGTCGGCACGCATCCACGCCGTGTTGTACACCACCAGCGAAGGAAGGCCCTTGACCAGCCACGACTTGGTGAAGGCGAACGTGTTGTGCAGCAGGTGCACGACCGGAATCGCGTTCAAGTCGCCGAGGATCGACGCGCGCGGCGTGTTCTCCAGGTGAGTCACCACCACGTGCGCCCGGCCGTCGCCGCGCATCCAGGGCATCGGATCACCCTTGCCGCGGTACGGATGAACCCTGACCCCGTCGAGTTCGTAGCCGACGGTCACGCCGGCCGACTGGGACAACAGCACATCGACCTGATGGCCGCGGGCCGCCAAATCTCTCAGCAGCCCGTGAGCTGCCCATTCGGCCCCCGCATTGTGCGCCGGGGGGTAGGCGTGAAGCATTGCCAGAACACGCACCAGGGTCTCCGATCTCCACCGGGCGGCGGCCGGCTCGGCGCGGGAGAAGCCGGCCGCCGGGGCGGAATCAGGACTGGTGCGTCGTCGCCTGGACGACCGCAAACGGGGACCGGGTCGCCGAGTTCGTGTTGATCCGGGTCGCCGGGTTGGCCGTGGCGAACGCCACCCGCATGACGACGCGCATCGCCACCGAGTCCTGCTGCATCAGGTTGAGGATGACCTTGCCGTTGTCATCCGAGATGACACCCTCGGTGAACATCTTGAAGCTGATGTCCTGCCGCAGGCCGATGATGGCCTTCGACCAGTCGCCCATGATGACCTCGGCCTCAGAGGAGACCCAGGCGCCGTTGGCGAGCTCCGACATGGGGTAGCCGTACAGCGTGCCGCCCGGCGTTCCCTGCAGGTTCGGCTGGTAGATCGGCACGCCCTGGGCGGACCGGATGCCGTTCAGCTTCCACGTCAGACCCGGGCGGGACACGAAGCCGTTGACGGCGAACCCGTCCTCGGACACCTTGCCCGCCGCGGACGCGACGTCCACCGCGAAGTCGGCGCCCGCACCGGACACGACCACGTTTCCGGCGGCCACCGCCGACTGGTAGATCGCGGTCGGCCACGTCGACGGCTTGTCCGTGCCGAACAGACCCGCGCCGTCGATCTTCGAGCCGATGGCCTCCACGAGGCGCGGCCGGACCTGGTCCCAGATCGGCATCTGCGCGTCGTCGAGGTACGCCTCGGGGATCGGGACGATCGCCGCGATCTCCTCGACGATCAGGTCGACGTTCTTCCAGTCCTGCGCCGTGGTCTGCTTCAGACCCGTGTCGCCGCCCACGAAGTAGGCGAGCGGCATCACGTCGAGGACGGGCTGGCGCTGCGTCTTCGTGCTCATCGGGACCTGCTTGGCCCGCGTGAGCAGCGCCGACATCGACGGCAGCTCCTGGATGATCTCGGCGCTGACAGGGGTGGGCACCAGCGGGTCATTGCTGGCGTCCCGGCTGATGAGAGAGTTGTACGTCGTTGCCACGGGGTGCTCCTTCCGAGCATGCAGCGGCCCCGGCCCCGTAGCGTGGGAACTCCGGTAGCTGCGATCAGGTCAGGTCAGGGGGTGCGGCC